GGATATCCCGAAGGTAAACTACATCATTCAATCGTATGACACGGCGTTCAGCAAGAAGGAGACTGCCGACTACTCGGCTATTACGACATGGGGGGTATTCACGAATGAAGACACTGGCGCCGATAATGTCATACTTATGGATGCTCGCCGTGGTCGTTGGAACTTCCCAGAACTTAAAGGTGTGGCGGCAGAGGAGTATGAGTATTGGGAACCTGACATGGTTATTATTGAGGCCAAGGCGTCAGGGCAACCGTTGACGGATGAGTTGCGTGCAGCCGGCATTCCGGTGATGAACTATACACCGAGCAAAGGTCGTGATAAGATAACCCGTATGCACACGGTAGCACCGCTGTTTGAGGCGGGGATGGTGTGGGCACCGGAACAGAAGTTTTCGGACGAGGTTATTGAGGAATGTCTTGCTTTCCCGCATGGGGAGCATGATGACTTTGTTGATAGCATGACGATGGCTTTGATGCGTTTCCGGCAGGGTGGTTTTATCGAACTCGAGGGTGAGAACGATAATACGGATTGGTATCCAAGGAAACGGGAGTATTACTAATGTCCAGCAAATTTAACACTCCCAAGGCACGTTCTAATCGCAAGCGCCAGTTAGAGCGGCTTGGCTATGACGCTGATAGGGTCGCGGACATTCTGGACTACGAGTTTGATCTGGAGCTTGGGTTCTATCCAAAAACTCCTCTTCCGGGCAAGAGTTATGAAAAGGGCGGCTTGGTAGAAGCCAAGAACAAGCTGAAGAAGGTTAGCGGTCAGCTACAAAAAGCATCAAACATGCACGCGCAACAATCCAAGAAGATTGAGTCTATAGCTAACTCTTTTTCTAATGGTGGTGTCATAAAGGTCAAGCGGCGCGGCACTTTTAAGGGGATTTTCTAATGGCATTACCTCCACAGCCCATGGGCAGTTTAACAGATTCAGGAATCGAGGCTCCGCAGGGCATGGAAGTAGATGTGCCGCAGGTGGAAGATTTCGCTGGTGGCGCGGAGGTTATGCAGCAGGCTGATGGTAGTGCACTGATTCAGGCACTCATGGGCGGAGAGCCAGATGGCATTGAAGTAGAGGCTGAACAGTATGATCACATGGCTAACCTAGCCGAGGTGATTGACGAGGCTGTTCTGGGAGAGATCTCTAGTGAGTTGCGTGGTCTGTATGAAGAGGATACGGAGTCTCGCGAGGAATGGGAAGAAGGCTACACCAAGGGTTTGGATCTGCTTGGTATCAAGTATCAGGAACGGACACAGCCTTTTGAGGGTGCATCTGGCGTGACACATCCGTTGATTGCGGAGTCGGTCACTCAGTTTCAGGCGCAGGCATATAAGGAGCTTCTTCCTGCTGGCGGCCCTGTAAAGACGCAGGTTCTGGGTTCCAAGACCATGGAGAAGGAATCACAGGCTAGCCGCGTGAAGAACTTCATGAACTATCAGGTTACTGAGGTCATGGAGGAGTTTGATCCTGACACGGATCAGATGTTGTTCTATCTACCACTTTCTGGTTCTACGTTTAAGAAGGTATACTTTGATCCGACTAAGGCGCGTGCGGTTTCTGCGTTTGTGCCTGCCGAGGATCTGGTTGTGCCGTATTCGGCTACGGATCTGGCGACAGCTCCGCGTGTGACGCATGTTTTGCGTATGGACGGCAACCAAGTTCGCAAGATGCAGTTTGCTGGCATGTATCGTGATGTGGAGGTTTCTGCTGGCGATGACGCGGACGATCCGGTTCGTGACAAGGTGGATGAGATTGAGGGTGTAAGCCGAGGTTACACTGATGAGATTCATACCATCTTGGAGATGCATGTTGATTTAGATCTTGAGGGGTTTGAGGACACAGGGCCAGACGGTCAGCCTACTGGTATCAAGTTGCCGTACATCGTGACGATTGATCATGGGTCAGGGGAGATCTTGGCGATCACCCGTAACTATGATGCCCAGGACCAGCTTAAAACCAAGCGGCAATATTTTGTTCACTACAAGTTTCTGCCCGGTCTGGGTTTCTACGGCTTCGGTCTGATTCATATGATTGGTGGCCTTGGTCGTGCGGCGACCAGCATTCTGCGTCAGTTGATTGATGCAGGTACGCTGGCAAACCTGCCGTCTGGTTTCAAGGCACGGGGCATTCGTATTCGTAATGATGACGAGCCTCTTATGCCGGGTGAGTTCAGGGACATTGATGCACCTGGTGGTGACATCCGTAACTCTATCATTCCACTCCCGTTCAAGGAGCCGTCTGGCACGCTAGCGCAGTTGCTGGCTTCTTTGATTGAGGGTGGGCGCCGTTTTGTGTCTATTGCTGATCAGCAGATTGGTGAGAGCCAGAGCGGTGATATGCCCGTAGGCACAACTGTGGCATTGCTTGAGCGTGGTATGAAGGTCATGTCGGCTATTCATAAGCGTCTGCATTATTCACAGAAGACAGAGTTCCGGCTCCTCGCCAGAATCTTCGCGGAAAATCTCCCTCCAATATATCCGTATGAGGTAGCCGGAGCACCTTCCGAAATCAAAGCACAGGACTTTGATGGGCGTGTAGATGTGATCCCTGTATCGGATCCTAACATCTTCTCGATGGCACAGCGCGTGACGTTGGCACAGACACAGCTTCAGCTAGCGCAGTCAAACCCCGGCATCCACAATCTGCACGAAGCATACAAACGTATGTATCAGGCGCTTGAGGTACAGAACATTGACGAGATCTTGCCAGCCAAGAAAGAGCCACAGCCTACCAGTCCGAGCATTGAGAATGCCAAGGGTATGCAGGGCGAGTTACTGACAGCCTTCCAAGAACAAGACCATGACGCGCATATCATGACACACATTGTCTTTATGAAGTTGCCGTTGGTTTCGACATCCCCCAATATTTATGCTATATTTATGGGGCATCTTCAGGATCATATATCCATGAAGGCACGTTTGACTGTAATGGCTCAAGTCCAAGAACAGCAGGCGCAGGCGCAACAAATGGCATTAGCGGCACAGATGGGTGCAGTAGACCCGATGATGGCGCAACAACAAATGCAGGCAGCATCTGCGATGTCTGAGGACATGATTGAAGCCGAGGTCGCGAGACTAGAAGCACAGTTTACTCAAGAAGTCACAGCAATGCTTGCACCGCCGGAAGGGCAACAAGATCCTCTTGTAGCAATTCGGCAGCAGGAATTATCTATCAAGGCATCCGAGTCCGAGCGTAGAGCACAACAGGACGCGGCTGAACTTGCACTTGAACGCCAGAAGCTCCAACAGCGAGCTATGACTGACGCAGCGCGAATCGAACTCCAAGAGGAGATCGCGGAAGACAGGGCAGATGTGAATAGGGAACGCATCCAGACCCAGCGTGAGTTGGCGATGCGTAATAGGTAATTGGATCCAGTAACAGCAATGGCTACTGCTTCGGCTGCGTTCGGAGCATTAAAAAAAGGATTTTCGATAGGGCGGGACATCGAGTCGATGGCTACCGATCTTTCGCGTTGGATGGGTGCGCTTTCTGATCTGGATCAGATGGAGAAAGAGGCCAAGAATCCTCCAATATTTAAAAAGTTGTTTGGTGGTCAAAGCGTTGAGCAAGAGGCCATAATGACTTTTGCAAACAAACAAAAAGCCCAGCAACAGAGATACGAGCTTCAACAGTGGATTGGCCTGACTATGGGTAGGTCAAAATGGGAAGAGTTGGTCCGTATGGAGGGCCAGATCCGAAAACGCAGACAAGAAACATTATACAAACAACGCGAACGGCGTCAGAAGTTTGTCGAGATAGTGGCTTGGGTTGTGGTGCTTAGTTTAGGCGCAGCAGCGCTCTACTTCTTTGTTGTATTTTTACAAGGTAAAGCCGCAAACGCACAAGCTGCAAATGATCTTACTGTATGTCGTTTAGTTAAATGTGCGAAAATTGAAAAAGACGGTACAGTAGCCTGCGTGTATAAAGGCGCTCACAACACTCAAGAGTTATTGGTGTTTGCCCCGCGTGAGTTTCGCCCTAGAGAATATCTGTGTAAATGGGATGTCGACCAACCACCGCCGCCCAACATTTATGATGCGTTAGAAGCTATTAAGGATAGCCGAAATTGAGCAAGAAATTCCAAGAGGACACCGAATACGCCAAGTACGACCTTGACGGGG